CACCAATGTTTACATTTGGTTTATACGTTCTTTTTCCGGAACCTGTCACATGTCCTCCCAAAGCCCTGTTTATATTAGCATAAAGTGGAGGCCAAAATATATCTCGAAGTTCTCTATATTTTTCTGAATTAATTTTTTTGCCTTTGTTGTCTTCTGTATTTTTTCCACTGAAACTCCGACCTGAAAAAAATTCCCTCGGTAAAGGTTTATATTTACCAGTATTCTGTTGAAATGTTTCCAATGCAAAATATAACTTTTCTTGTAAAAGAGCATCGAAAGACTCATTACTTACTGTAAAAACACGAGGGTTTCGTAGTTTTGTTAATGTATCATAATGCGTAGTGTATAATTTATTTCTAGTATTAGGTCTTACCCCTAAAGAACTATCTATATTGCTACTATCTATTGTAAAGGCTTTTATGCCTGTCTCGATGAGTGTGTTGGTAACATCTGCATTTCCAGTATTTAATCTTTTAGTAATAAATTTTCTAATTTTCTTAAAAAACAATGCCGATGCTTCTGGTGAAATGTATTTTAAATAATCATTCTTATCCAAATCAACAGAAAATGGCATTTTAAAAGTATATGTACTCGTTTTAAATTCATCTAAAACCCCTGTGTCTCCCTGTAAACGTATGTTATATGATATTCTATATTCACTATTATCAATATTATAATAATCACCCATTTCTCCAATAGTAGTGCCTGTGTCATATACATACCCTACCATTGGTCGTATCGTCGAGCGGTTTCGAGGGATATAAATAACTATCACCGTTCTCTCCTCTTTAGAATTTTCCAATCCTTCTAATTCATTAATTACATTTATTAACATAGAACCAAACCTACCAACTGTTGAATCTTGTGAGTTATGAATTGATGGTTTAAACCTATTATATCCCATCCGAGCCGAAGTTGTATTCAGGTCCCCAGCGAAATATTTAAAACTTTCCAATTTTGACATATTTCCTTTACTATCATTAATAATAATCAATCTTCCTTCTTTATTCATTCTATTAAGTGATTGATTGTCTTCTAAAAGGTCTTTTATAACACCTATATAACTTTGACTTTCAAATACAATATACCCAGTAACCATATTACCTCGTGAATTTGCGGTCAATGTTAATTGCCCTTTAACCTTTGGACTTTTCATTATGTCATTGTAGACTTCTACATCTATATCTATTTGGGCCAACTCTTCAAGAGAATTTATTTCTAACATTGCGTCAGTTCTTATATAATATATAGAAATTTCATTATATTTTTCATTCAATAACTCAACTTCTTCCCTACCCATCAAACCTTTGTAAATCATTTTACTCTCCTCTCTGTTCTTTTATCTACATTTTTATTTCCAGCATCTTCGGGTAATCCACTAAATCTTTTATCCGGTGGTGAAGGCATTCTCGCCTTTGGGGTATAGTCTGCTTTATCTGCTACCTCTCCTGCTACTTGTCCTTTTGATTGTCCACTCATTAACGCTTGTTCTTGTAGTTGTCCTAACTGTGAAGCGTCAATATTTGTTCCTGCAAATTTATCTGTTTCTATTGGTGCGTCGCCCTTTTTCTTTTCAACGTCTACTTCGGTAAGACCGTCTGCTGGGAATTTCTTAAAGATAAAATCTCCATCTTCATTCATGTCTACTTCAAACCCAAGATTCTTCATTTGAATAGCAAGAGTAACTTCCATTTCTCTTCGACGTAGTACAGCCATTTCATCTTCTTCTTCCGAGCGAAGTAATTGTACTCGCCAATCTGTAATGCCGAATTGGTCCATCAAAAACGGGAATAGATATTTATTATAAACACTTTGAGCCATTTCAACAGAACGATTAGTAACCAGTATTTGCATACCTTCAGAATTAAGTCCACCAGATGATGTACTGTCTGCCATAAAAATATTACTAACACCGTAGAAGGCAGAAATCCTTGTTCTCAAGTCTTCCTTTACAGCAGTATAATCCATTTCTTTTAGAGAGTTCATAAAAGGAATCCATTCTACTGAACCCTTTGAACCTCCGTCTGATTCAATCCCCATGATAGGAATATAGTGTGGGTCTTGTTCTAACTTTTCTTTAACTCCTTTCCAATACTTTACTAATGACTCCATATTATTTGTTTGCACAGCAAGAATACCTTTAGGTGTTCTCATCTTTTGATATGATGTGCTAATGTATGTTTCCATAGCCTGTAAGGTAAAAATATAATTGAATAGTGTGATAACAGGAGGATGACCGTATAATCTCGTAGGTCCATATTTACTAAAATGCACTACTTCTCCTGTGATATAATGTTGTTCTCCATTTGGATTTCTGTTAGTAAATTCAATAGCATGTAGGTCTCCACCGCATTCTCCACACTTTTCATATCTTTCTTCGGAAATAAAATCACGATGTGTAATACAAGTATATCTATGGTGTCCTCTATCTCCATCCTCATCTACTTCTATAAATATCGTAGTGGGGTCTCCTCTATATATTTCATTAATCTTTGACATGGCTATACCGCCGTCTTCTTCCAAATAATAATCTTTAACCAGAATTAAAAAAGCGTCATCCATAACATTTAAGTCAGTTTCTAACTCTTTCAAAACATCAATAAATAACTGATGAGAGTCGTTAACGTGGTTCTTAAAAAAGTTTTCAGCAAATATCTTTTGAGTATAGTCGGGTGGTCTCAATTCAGTTGATTTACAACTCATACATTCTTCTACGAATTTTTGATGTTCATATCCACATGAACCACATTTCAATTCAAATGCTTTCTTCCATTCGTAGCCCCGTCGAAAAACTTCATTCTTAAGTTGAACCAAACAGGTTCTTACCACTGTTGAATTTCTTGCGGTATCATAAAGATATTGCCCTGCATAATGTTGAGGGAATCTACGTTCTTGAATACCTAAATTAAAAACCTCTTTCTCCATAGGTATAGGAGTTCGTCTTCGTATTAATTGTTTAAATTTATCTCGTAGTCCCATGTTTATTCCTCCTTAACAATAGAATCCATCTCATTCATTAATTGCCACTTACAGTTATCTTTGTATATGGATATGTTATCTTCTTGAATATCATATTTTTCAAATTCAACAGTGCCTTGATTTCGAGCATCCTTCCAATTTTCCCATTTAATTAATTTAAAAATTTCAGCCACCCGCTCTTTAGCCCACGGTTCTTTCTTGTAGAATTTCTTAATTTTGATAGCCTCTTGTAATAGTTTACCTTGTTCTTTTTTCATTCGCAGGTGCGGTAGGCACTTGTCCAATAATTTAGTAATATCGTTTTGGCTATAAAAGTTTAACCTATGTTGGCTTCGACTATTTTCACCTACCTTTTGGTCTAAGTGTAGCCGACCTATTTTTAATTCTTTTTCCATTTCTTGAAAGAATGCCCGACCTCTATCTCCTGTGGCAATCATACCAATACGGGGAGAGTGTGCTGAATCCATTGTAATATAACCATCTGAATCAATAAACCCTGCTACGTAACCATAAAGGTCTTTCTTAATTTCGTCACTTAGTATATAGTATTCACCGCTTACGTTTGTAGCGTTAATCTTTCTAAGCATTTTTGAAATAGTCTGAGGGGTAGTTGAACGATGATAACTTTTAGGTAGCATCGAATGAATAGTATTACTTGTAATGCCGGGGTTATTACAGATAGTCTTAATGATTAAATTATCTAAAACTTCTTGTCTTGACTTACGAATAGATTGATGTGAAATTTCTTTCAAGGTAGCACGAATGTTTTTCTTGCTTTGTTTGAATACCTTAGTGTAATCAGAATATTCTTTTCCGTATTCTAATTCATTCTTAAAAATGTTAGCCTCCCACATTTTTACTAAATTATCAATAATGGTTGCTCTTATTTCCCCATCCTTGATATGTTCTAATTTTCTCAATGTAACTAAATCAGGAGTAAGCATCTTAAGTGAAGTTTTATATGGAGAAATCCAATAAATAGAATCAATACATTTATTCAAATGGTCCCCGTATGCGTTTATTAAATGGTCTACGGTTTTACTCATTTTCATTCTTAAGTCACCCTTTAACTTTCTACGCATATTTCTCAAATCTTTAATAATGACTGGTAAGGTTTTATTATCAATCAAAGGTTCTTCTGGAAATGTAGATAGCATATTTCTTGCATCTGTTAAATTCACAGCATAAAATTTAGAAATATCTTTAATGACTTCTGTTTCATCAATAGATTGATACGGTAGCCATTTTTCTAATTTTACTTGTTCTAAAACTTTGGTTTTTGTTTCATCGAACACTTCTTTATTTCTATCCAACTCTTGTTTGTTTCTATCCAACTCGTCTAAATCTTCACGAAGTTTTTGTGTGTTAATTTCATCTTCCTTACATATTAATTCCATATATTCCACCCCCGAAATCTTGTCTTGATGGCGTTCCGAACAACCCGCTACTATCTATGTCTACGAAGGAGTCATTAAAAGACTTTGTGGCGTGATTAGCCAATGCGAGAGCAATAACTATGTCATCATGTGCGCCAAGACCTTCAATTTTCCCCGTACTGCTAATACCAAATGCTTCCAATTCCTGTATGATAGCATTAGATACCAACTTAGCATTTTCGTCTGCATAGGGTAGGATAATTTTATTGTTCTCCAAATTCATTTGCAGGTTGAGAATAACTTCTTCTTTCTTCCTACGACTCATTGTAAATTCTTTAACAGGGAAATCTGAAATATCTCTCAATTCCATAGCGAATGACTTAGCGAATGTATTTGTTTCAATCATAACTACTTCAGGTTTAAATCTCTCACATAAATCTGTGATGCGAGTTATATGAGAACGGAAATCCATATTTTTCTCTCTTACCATATTAACCACTTTTTTATTCATATCTTCATCTACTTCAATAACCATCATTACGGTATAGTCACCATCTACTGATAGAGAAGGGTCGTAGCCGATGTAATATTTGAACGCTTCATTGTTACCATGATATAATAACTTACTTGTGCGGTCTTTAGACTTGTCTATGTATTCTTTACCGAATAACATCGTATTGGAAGAAATAGGAATGCAAAGATATTCTCTTGTAAACTTAGAAGAACCGATTTCTCTTTTTCGTTTCTCTAATGAATCAATATCCCAACGGGAGGGCCAAAGTGCCTCACCTGTTGGACTTATTGCTGGATAGCGTTGAACGTCATATTCTGTATTTTCATTCAATTCAGCAAATATATCAGTGTATGTGAAAGGTGTGCCGACCATCCGTAAAGTAGCGGTGTGGTGAAGAGTAGGAATCATGTCTCCCCAAAACCAATCTGTAACTCGCTGTATGGCGGCAACAGAAAACTCCTTCATGGGGTCATCAATAATAATCTCTTGAGGGTGAAGTCCACGAATTTGAGAACCAACGGAACGCTCAAGTATTTCATTTCCGTTTGTTAATCTCATTGAGCCAACAGCCCAACCGGACTTAGGTTTGTATTTTCTTAGAGCAGGAATGTTTGTAAACATTCGGTCAATGTCCTTCATGTGAACCATTGTCTGCTTTTGGTTTGAAGAAATGTAAATCATTTGATATGGCGGAGGTTGAAAAATTAATTGAAAAATACACCAAGAGTGAAAGAATACTGATTTTCCGTGGTCACGAGAACAAATGATTACTGTTCTTTGAGTGTCGTGAACTGATTGTAGCCAATCACGGTGAAAG